CCCGTTGCGAGCGGCGATCGATCGCCAGTGGTGCGGCGAGCCGAAGAAGCGCGTGCTGATGCCGTAGATGTGCTCCCCCGACTGCGGACGGTACAGCGCGCGCGCGGTCGGGTCGGCGCGGTCCGAGAGCGCCTGGGCCGAGTCGGTCGAGTGCAGGCCGAGCAGGCGGAGTTGGAAGCCCAGCTCCTTGGTCCACTGGTCGAAGCGCAGCACGTCGGCGGCGGTCCGGTAGCCCATCTCCGTGTCCGAGCGCAGCACGATGAGGCGGTTCAGCGCGCTCGCCGCCGAGCCGCGGATCTGAGTGAACAGCTGAGCCATGCGCAAGATCCCGCCCCGGTCGTCGCCGCCCGGCAGGACGAGGCGTTGCTGGAGCGCGCCATCGGCCTCAGCGAACGAGGCCTCGATCGCGTCGAGATCCGAGCCGACGTCGGCGAAGACCGTCCCCTCAAGCGCGGCCACGGGCGCCTCGCCACGTAGCTCGCCGAGCTGGGCGACGTCCTCCGCCAGGGCGTCGGTGAGCGCCGAGGCGGACAGCGGGCGGTTACTCACGTCGGGGAGGCGCAAGAACTCGGCGTCCTCCTCGCTCTGCGGCGACAGCGTGAAGCGGTAGGCGATCTTGCTGTCGTGCGAGTAGGTGTACTCCGCGTCGGTGATGAGCCCCACCCACGACAGCCCGTTGAACTCGAGCCTCACCAAGTTCGCGCGGCGCACCATGTCGTTGAAGGCGCGTCGCGTGGATCGCGCGAAGCCGGCGCCGTTCCATCGGTCGTCCCACTCGCCCTCGAGCTCCTGGTCCTTCGAGTTCGGCCCCAGCACTTGGTACGTGGGCGCATCGCCGCCCGAGTAGTCGGTGCGTTTGTGGCGCACCGACGTCCCGAACGTCCACGGACGGCGCCATCCCGAGTGCTTGTCGGCGGTCCACTCGAAGCGCGCGGCGCCGCCCGGCACGTCGGCGCCGGGGGCGACCAGTTCGGTGACTACGAAGCGCTCGGCCGCCATCAGCTGCCGCCCTCCCGGAACACGTGGCGCGACGCCCCCGGGTTCCGCAGGGCGTCATGGACGAGCGCGCCGAGATCCATCGAGAAGCGGTCGGGGTCATCCGATATGACCGTGACCTCGACGTTCACGTTGGCCGCCGGGATCTTCGGGATCTTCTTCGCGTCGGTCGGGTCGTTCACGTTCGGCATCCCGCCGAAGCCGGGCACGAGGCTCAGGGCCCGGCTGAAGATCAGGCCCACCTTGTTGGAGACGCCCGCGTCCATCTCGGCACCCCACGCCTTGATGGTCATCTTGCTCCACAGGTCCGCGCCCAGCGCGAAGGCCTCAGGGAGCCCGCTCTTCTCGTACATCGCCTGGCGGTCAGGCGCGGACATGGTGCGGAGGAACTTGCTCTCCTCGTTCAGCGCCTTGTTGAGCGTGTCGATGTAGTTCTGGATCGCCTGGGTTGACATCCCCGCGTCGACGCCGGACGTCGCGATCGCGGCGCTGTTCACGAATTTGCGGGTCTTCCCCTGCACGAGGAAGCCGATGTCGCCCGCCTGCGTGAGCATGCGGTTGGCGCGTGTCAGATCCGCCTGGCGCATCTCGCGCGAATTCTTGAGACGGTCGCCCTCTTCGCCGAAGCTGTACTCTTTCGCGCCGCGGTTGAGCACTGCCCAGTCGCCCTGGGCGTTCACCCGCCGTTCCTGCCGCGCCGCGATGTCGTCGGCGATGATGGGCGCCGCGATCGCCGCCGCGGCGAGCGGCGCAGTCACCAGCGTGAGAGCCGACGCGAACGCGCCGAGGCTGCCGGGCCCGCTGCCGGCGATCTTGGCGAGCAGGCCGGTGATGTTGCCTACCCCGCTGAGACCGCCTACCACCGCGCCCACACCCTTGCTCACCAGGTACGCCTTGGCGAGCGACATCAGCAACTCGCGGTTGTCGACGACGAAGCTGGCGATCTTCTGCACCATCTCGAAGCCCTTCATGAGGGCATTCGTGAAGTCGGCGGCGAACTGACGGATCTTCTCGGGGTTCTTCTCGATCCAGGCGTTCCACTTCTGGACCTCGGCCGTGATCGCCTTGAACAGCGGCAGGCCGATCTTACCCGCCGCGATCTGCAAGTTGTCCTTCAGGGTCGAGGTCACGCCGGCGAAGCTCTCGCCCATCGCCTTGGCGGCGCTCTTGAGCGCGGGGTCGTTCAGCGCCGCCAGGACGATGGCGTTGCGGCGCTTAGTCGTCATCTTGTTGAAGGCTTCCGCCGTTACGTTCTGGGATGCGAGCAGGACTTGAGCGGTTCGGTCGCGGCTAGTGACATCACCCGAGAGCATCTGCTTCACGTCGAGCGAAACCATGTCGGCCCGCTCACCGAGCGCGGCCGCGGCGATCGTCGCTCCAATCGTCATCTCTTTGAGCTGCTGCATGCCGATGCCCGCACGGTAGGCGCTCGCGGCGATCCCGGCGTGCATGTCGAGGAAGTCCTTGGTCTCACCGACGGAGTTCTTCGCGACCTGCTGGTAATCCTCGAACAACTGGTTCGCGTGCCCCATGGCAACGTCCCAGCGGCCTCCGAGCAGGAGCTTCTCCTGCGCGGCTAGGCTGATGGTCGACTTCTCGATCGACGAGTTGAAGCCAACGAACGCCTGCGCGCCGGCGCGCAGCACGCCGTACCCGGCGAGCGCCGTGGCGACACCGCGCAACGACGACGTGAGTCCCCCCATCGAGCGCGACGCCCTGTTGGCGCTGCCCTCGATGGCCTTGAGCGGCCCCGATGACTCGTTTCGAGTTTTGTAAATGGTTTCGACGAGGTACGTCGTGGTCGTGCCAGCCATGCGCTACCCTCACCGTCGACGATGCATCGCGACCCTGCCGCTATTCGTCCGGGGTCATCTGACCCGCGCCGCCGCCGTAGAGCGCCTCAAGGTAGGTCTGCACCGACTTGTGCAGGTGCCAGCGGTCATGCGTCGAGAGGCGCATGTACTCGCGGAAATCCATCCCCTGCCTCCCGATCATCACCCACTCAGCAATCAGCTGGCGGCGCAGGCGCCGGTAGATGGGAAACGGGCCGCCTACCGCGTCGCCAGCGTCTCGGGGTCGACGGCCTCGCCTTTTCCCAGCTCATCCTCCGCCTCTGGGACCTGGTTCAGCTTGCTGAAGCACCGCAGGGCGAACTCGGCCGAGCGGTTGGTCCAGTCGTCGAACTCCGAGAAGGGAAGCATCACCTTCGCGTCTTTCGACTCGCCGGCGTAACGGTAGGCCACGACGGAGATCTTCGCCAGCTCGCGGACGAAGTTGGTGTCCTTGTCGCCCTCGCACGCGCGCGCCGCGTCCTGCGAGTCGAATGCGTCGGTCTCGCGCACCACGATGCTGCCCAGCATCCGACCGTGCCCGTCATGGCACTGCTTCGGAAACTTGAACCTCATGTGGAGCAGGTCCGGGTTGGATTCCTTGCGTCCCATCTGTGCCTGTGCCCTTCCGTGTCTACTGCGTGATCAACTTCGGGCTCGTCTCGCAGAAGCCCTCGAACGAGCCGGAGACGTTCTCCTTGCGGCCCGAGTAGCCGCGCTCCCCGGGCTTCATCGTCGTGTCTGGGTACAACACGACCATTTTGCGCTGCCCGATCTTGCGGTACTTGTACTGGACGCTGATGGTCACCTTGGGGGGCTCGAGGCCCTGCTCCTCGGACTCCATGAGCAGTTGGCGCAGCAGCAGCGCCTGGTTGTCGTCCTCGTCGTGCGAGAACGAGTAGCCCACGCCGTTGAACTGCGGATTCGCCTTGGACGTCCGCTGCCCCGGGTAGTCGTCCATCTTCAGGTCGAAGTCCGGGTTTTCCTTGAAGTCCTTCGTGAGGATCACGAATCGCCGACCGTTCGCTGTGATGAAAAGTTTGGCCTCACTGCCGCGGATCGATGCCGAGCTCATCGCCTACCTCCTTAAGCCGCCGAGTCCTCGGCAATGGTCGTGCCGGTCCCGATCTGGGTCCTGAGAACGAGCCCGAGGATGTGACCGATCAGCTTCACCCTCCACTCGATGAACTCGAGCCCCTGGGCGCGGCTCAGCGCCGTGTTCGGCGTCACCTGGTCGATCGAGAACTCCTCGACGGTGTCGTTGGCGCGGCGCAGGCTGTCGCAGAACGCCACCAGCTCGCCGCCCATCGCGGCGCGCGTGTCGTCGGTGTTGTCCTCCTTGACGAACTCTTCGAGTCGGCTGGCCGCGGAGAGTTGGAGGAAGTCCGCCGAGCGGCGGCGCGCGATCTCGGTGAGGCCCGGCGTGAGGTTGGTCGTCACGCCCGACACGAAGACGAAGCCGCCGCTGGTGCTCGCCGAGCGCTCGAGCGCGCAGATGCCGGCGGCTCGCAGATCCTTGTAGTCCTGTCGGGTGAGCGACTCGAAGGTCAGCTTCATGATGCCGGCCGTAAACTTCTTGGTCGCGACCGAGCCCACGTGCTTGTTGTGGCGCGTCTGCGAGAAGATCGAGGCCAGTTGCGCGTGCGGCGGCACCTGGATCTGCTGCGCCGTCTGCGTGTCGAGGACGTAGGGCGAGTTGTAGCAGTAGACCACCCGATCCGAGCGGTAGAGCGCCGCGTCGGCGACCACGGCAGCGACGGACGCCCCGAGGGTGCCATTCCAAATCAGGAACATGCGGTCCGAAGCGGCCTGCGCCGCCGTGAGCATCGCGGCCTTGACGGCGGTCGTTGCCCTCTTCGCGACCATCACCACGGCAACGCCACGGTAGTCCTTGATGACGTTGATGCCGCGGCCCGATCCCGTGTAGTCGGCGTCCGCGATGGTGCCGTCCGTGCCCAGGACGCTCGTGAAGCTGGCAACCGTCTGGCCGAGGTTCACGAAGCCCTCGGAGTCCAGGCCCGCCATCCCCGTGGTGATGGGAGTGCCGCTGGCCAGCTTGGTGAGCGTGATCCAGTTGGCGTCGTCGTCGCCCACGACCACGAGCGTGTTGTCGTTGCCCGTGGTGATGTTGAGGTTCTCGTAGAGCTTGGTCTCGCCGAGGTACTTCAGCCGCAGGTTGAAGTGCGTGGCGTCGCCATCAGTCGCGGCCTCGACCTTGATCTTGACGCTGTTGCCCCACACGCCCGGGCTGGAGGCGTCGACGCGCAGGACCTCGACGCCGGTGCCGTTGGCGAGCGTCTCGAGCGTGAACGAGGCCTTGAGCGCAGCCAGGGCGGTCGCGCGCACGATGACCAGCTTGCCGAAGGGCTTGCCGAGCATCGCCTCCCAGATCTCGTTGATCAGCGCGCCGCCGGTTCCATTGGCGGTGTAGTCCCTGCCCCCGAACACCTCCAGAAACCGCGCCGGCGACGTGATCTCGACCGCGCGATCGACGGGCCCGCGCACGGTCGCGCCGACGATGCCCACGGTGCCGCGGTCCGCGCCGGCAATGAAACCCTGCGGCGCGGTCTCGGTGATGTAGAGACCCTCGAGCTTCGTGTATTCACTCGGGTCTGACGTGAACAAAGGTGCGGGGCACATGGGCGTTCTCCTCGGCGGCCATCCTGCGCCGCGACCCTGCCGCGACTACGGCAGTGCGGTGATGGTCCCGTCGTCGTTTACGCGGATGACTTCCTTCGCGCTCGCCTGCAGCGAGGCGAACGGGGTGTCCGTCATGTCGTTCGTGAAGTTCAGACGCAGGTCGTTGATCTGGTAGGCCGCCGTGCGCACGAGCGCCGGGATCCAGCCGGTGACGGTGAGCACCTGGAACCATTCCTTGTCGAACGCGAACTCGTTGTTCCAGCCCTCGTCGTCGACCTCCCAAGCACAGACCGCGTCGTTGACCTCGGGGATGGCCGTCGAGAGGATGCCCGGCGTGTCGCCGTCGCCCAGGAAGGCGCCGAGCAGCTGCTCGCCGAGGTCGATGCGCTGGCGCTGCGTCGGCGCGCCGAGTCGTAACTGGACGAGCGCCTCGAAGTGGCCAACGTCGAAGACCACCTCGCCAGCGCTCAGGCGGGCATGGCGGCGGCGCTGATGGGGCGCGAACTTGTCGCGCACCAGGTGGATGCCGCACTTCGGCCACTTCATCTTGTCGTCGCGGTCCGCCTCGGGGACGATCTTCCCCTGCAGCGCCGGGCACGCGATCTCGAGCGCGGCCACGAGGCGGCGCAGCGCGAAGGTGCGAACGGGCACCATACTCATCGCCGGGGGTCCTTCTGGAAGTACTTGGTGAGCTCGCGGGCGACCTCCTGCCGCGCGAACCTGCGGAGCGCCGGCAATTCATTGAGCGTGAAGTACGTCGCCTTCTGCCCCTGCGTGCGCAGCTTCCAGGCGATCGCGGCCGCAGCGGCCTGAGCCGCCTGCTGCCGGGTGCGCATCCTACCCTTGCCGTCGTCGCTGAACGCCGCGAGGACGCTCGGGTGCCGGAGCGCCCACGCCTCGAGCGCGAGCATGCCCGCATCGCTCACCGGGTGCGGCCGAGCCCCGGCCTCCAGGATGCCGACCGGGGGGGCGTCGTTGTAAAGCCGGTCGCCGCTCACGCGCCAGCTGTTGCGCATCTGGCCCATGTCGGTGGGCGTCTTCTTGGGCATGTGGGCCGCGCCGCGCCGCGCGCCCGCGCGCATACCGCGGCGCACGGCCTCAGGCGCCTCCTTGGCGTGGCGGCGCATGACCCGCGCGAGCTCGTCGGGCGTGAGCGTGAACGTCGACACGTTTAGGTCGCCTCGGCGTCGCTCGCGCGCGCCAGCGAGACCGTCCAGCCGATGTCTTTGAGCCTGTCGGGGTACGTCGACTTGACCACGAAGTCGCGCACCGGCTCGCCCTGGCCGTACGCGTCGCGCACGCGGATCAGCCACTCCTGGTTGCGCGCCAGCGCGGGACCCGCGATCTCCGCCGCCGTGTACGTGAGCGAGAGTTCGCGCAGGCGCACGATGCCGGCCTCGTCCAGGCCGCCAGCGAGCAGCTTCCCGCCCATCGTCTCCACGTACGACTCGACCAGCGGCTGCGGCAGGAACTCCGTCTCGACCTCGGCGAATCCGCCCTCCGCCCCGCGCTCCTCACCCATCCACGTGCGCAGCACCGCGAAGACGCGGTACTGCCGCACGCCGAGCGCGGGGTGGAGGTCGCCGCGCACGTCGTCGATGACCTCGAGCAGGTCGTCCACGAGGTTCGTCGGGTCGAGGACGGCGGACCCGGGCATGACCTACCCTCCGGTGCTGGACAGGCCCACGCCGGTCGCCACGGGCGTCCCCGACGTGAAGGCAGTGGTATTCGCGCGGAGGCGCTTGCAGGGCTTGGTGATCTCGACCACGCCGGTGGTGGTGAGCGCCGTGCCCTCGTTGAACCAGCGCGCGCCCGTGGCATCGGGCGAGATCTGGATCTGCACCGTCGCCACGAACGTCCCGTCGACGTAGATCGCCATGCGCCCGAACGATGAGACGTCCACCTCCGCGCCGGCGGCGACGGATGCGGGCACGGGCACGACGAATCGCTGGGTCAGCGCCACGGCTTAGACCTCGGGGAGCGTCTGGATGCCGTAGTGCGAGCCGGCCGGGGTGCCCGAGGTGAAGGCGCTGGTGTTGATGCGCAAGAACTTCGCGCGCCCGCTCACCTTCTGCACGATGGGCGCGCTGATGTTCGCGCCGTCCTGCGCCCACGTGGTGCCGTCGTTGGACAACTGCACCTGCAGCGTGGCGACGAAGGTGCCGGTGATGGTCACCCAGCCGTCGAACTCGTAGATCTGCGAAATGTCGATCGCGGCGCCAGCGGCGACGCTCGCCATCACCTGCAGGGTCTTGGTTACCGGACGTCGAGCCATGGTCCTTCTCCTCGGTTCTTCAGAAACCCGGCTGCCACGCGCGGCGCCCCGGGGCACAGGTCCGTGGCGCCGCGCGTGCGCCGGAAGCTAGTCTCGTCAGCCCATCGGCAACATGTTGTCGACGCTGCCCGTGGGGTCTTGCGGGCCCCAGCCCGCGAATGCGTCATGGCGGATGCCGATGCCGAGCATCGCGGCGATGCGCCCTGCCGCCTGCCGCCCCGCGCTGCGGAGCAGGCCGTACTCCGTCTCG